TACCTGAAGCTGACATGGGACGCACGACGCAAGCGCCCGACCCCGACCTTCGTCTCGGTGGACGATGTCTACCTGCCGTTCGCCGCGACCAATTTCTATTCTGCCGAGCGCAAGACGCACGTTCAGTACATCACCAAGCTGGAGTACGAGAAGCGCGTATCGTCGGGTATGTACCGCGACGTTGACCTGTCGCCTGCGCCGATTGTGCCGGATGCCAGTAAGTCCGAGACCGCGAACAACAAGATCGAGGGTCGCTCGGGCGACACCTACAACCCTGATGGCCTGCGCACGATTTTCGAGATCTACGTCCAGTACGACATCGAGGACGGCCCGTCGCCCTACATCATCACGGTGGATAAGGCGACGCAGCAGGTGCTGTCGATCTACCGCAATTGGGACGAGGATGACGAGCTACGCGAGGAACTGACTTGGATCATCGAGTTCCCGTTTGTGCCGTGGCGTGGCGCGTATCCGATTGGCCTGACGCATATGATCGGTGGTCTGTCCGCAGCCGCAACCGGCGCTCTCCGGGCGCTGCTCGACTCCGGTCACATCAACAACTTCCCCGGCCTGCTGAAGTTGAAGGGCGGCAATGCTGGTGGCGAGACGACCCGTGTTGACCCGACCGAGGTGCATGAGATCGAGGGCAGCTTCGGTCAGGATGACATCCGCAAGGTCATGATGCCGCTGCCGTTCAACCCGCCTAGTCAGGTGCTGTTCACCCTGCTCGGCTTCCTTGTTGACTCGGCTAAGGGGGTTGTGCGCACGACGTTCGAGGAGTTAGCTGACAGCAACGCGAACACGCCTGTCGGCACCACGCTGGCTCGCATGGAGCAGGGCATGGTCGTGTTCAGTTCGATCCACGCTCGGGTGCATGATGCGATGGGACGCCTGCTAGAGACCCTGTACCGCATCAACAAGATGTACATGGACGAGCAGGAGATCTATGACGACATGGGCGAGTTGTTGGCGTACCGGGCTGACTTTGATGGCCCCGTCAACGTCATGCCGGTGTCTGATCCGAACATCTACTCCGAGACGCAGCGGTTTGCCCAGATACAGGCTGTTGTTGCCAGAGCGCAAGCCCTGCCGCAGGTTTATGACGTTCGGGCGGTTGAAGAGATGCTGTTGAAGCAGTTGAAGATCCCCGAGGGCGAGTCGCTGCTGATACCGAAGCCAGAGGTCAAGGAGATGAATGCGGTTAACGAGAACTTGGCTGCGACGATGTCCCGTCCGCTGGCTGCGTTCCCGGAGCAGGATCACCTCGCTCACCTGCAAGTCCACCTCGACTTCATGCGCTCGCCGGTGCTTGGCTCGAACCGAGTGGCGGCTCCGGCTGCGCTGCCGATGCTGCTCGACCACTGCCGAGAGCATATGGTCTTGTGGTACGTCACACATATGTTCAACGTCACCTCGGAGGCCGCTGGCGTCGATGTCAGCTTGCTACTGAAGGATGCGACCAAGGCGGAACGCGCCGAGTTCGACCGGATGCTGGCGGCTGCAAGCCAGTCGGTGATCAACGAGGCCAACTCGACGATGGAGCAGATCCCGAAGATCATCGAGGAGATGGTTCAGTTCCTGCAATCGGTACAGCCGCCGCCCCCGCCCGACCCGACCACAGAGGTTGCTCAGGCGGAGATCCAGCGCAAGACGCAGGCCGACGCTACCAAGGCAGAGATGGATGCTGCCAAGCTACAAACCGAGCAGGCGAAGCTACAGCAGCGTCAACAGGAAAGCGCCGCAGAGTTGCAGCAGAAGCTCGCAGCGTTGCAGATGCAGATACAGGAAGCACAGATGCGCGAAGAGCGAGAGGACGCCAGAACACAGGCCGAGATCGCTGCTCGCATGAAGATGAATGCCGACGACAACACCACCGCGAAGCAGCTTGCCGCGCTGGAGATCGCGTCTGGCGAACGAATTGCAGTGTCTACCGGCACTGGAATAAACCCCAACCCGTAAGGAGAGCAACATGGAAGCAATGAATTTGCACAAGGCGATGGCAATGGGCAAGGGCTACCCGAAGGATGTGAAGGGCAGCGGCAAGGATCCCGCACCCAAGGCACCGATTCCTGATGGTAATGCCAAGAACCTGACCCGCATGAAGTCGTTCGAGGCCAAGACCCCGAAGGGCGGTATGTGATTGACAAGATTATCGGAAAGATAAAGAATGCGCAGCAGCAGGCGGCACTGGAAGCGGTGTCGCGTCCTCCCTCAGATGGGAAGGATGTTGCGTATATGTATGGTCAGCGAGTGGGTTATTACGCTGGCCTAGACCATGCACTAAGGCTTATCGAGCAGACCCTGAGCGATCAGGACAAGCGCGATGATCGGTTGTAAAACTACAGCATTGGAGGAAGAAAATGCTACTGGAACACCCTATTGAGATGGACTATGACTCGCTGGACGATGCGTTTCCTGCTGCTGACTGCGGTATTCAGCCGTTGGGTTCGCGGGTAATTGTTCAGATCCGCAGAGCAAAGCAGAAGACCAAGGGCGGCTTGTACATCCCCGAGGAGGCTCGCAAGACCGAAGCAAGCAACACGCAGGTGTCGAAGGTGGTTGCTATCGGAACGCTAGCATATCGCAACAGAAACACGATGGAGCAGTGGCCTGAAGGTGCGTGGTGCGCAGTTGGTGACTATGTCCGTAGCCCGAAGTATGGCGGTGACCGTTGGACGGTTACATGGAACGACGAGGAGATCGAGTTTGTCATGTTTGACGACTTGAACATTCTGGGCAAGGTGACTGGCGACCCCACCAAGATTCGGGCATTTATCTAACGGCTGAAAGGAGTCGATAATGAACACCAAGACAGATGAGACATTGTCGGAAGACGATGCAGACGAGCAACAGGGTAGTGAATACGTTGCCGTAGAGCAAGAAGATGAGCGTGTAGAAGCGCGACAGGATGATGACGACGGCGAGGACGAGCGCCTTGATGCCGACAACGAAGACCGAGAGGAGCTACGTCGTCGCCGCCGTGAAGAGAAGGCAGAACGCGCACAGCGTCGCAAGGCGGCGATTGAGCGTGACAAGACTGAGTTGGAGTTCCTGCGCCGTAAGACGGAAGAGCAGGAGCGCCGGCTGGCTGCAATTGAGCATCGCTCTGCGACTAACGACTTCGCCGCGCTGAACCAGCGCCTGAAGGATACGCAAGAAGAGATCAAGGCGGCTGAGTATGTGATTGCGAAGGCGACCGAGGCCGGCAATGGTGACGATGTTGTGTCTGCCATGCGGGTGCGGGACGAGGCGATTGCCAAGATGCAGCAGTTGTCGGCGGTGCGTCAGAGAGCGAACAACCAGCCTAAGCAACAGCAGCCTCAGCAGCAAGAGCCTCCTCACCAGAAGCTGGCGGAGGACTGGGTAAGAATGAACCCGTGGTTTGATCCACAGGGGGGTGACGAAAAGTCGCGAAAAGTGTTAGAAATAGACAAAACTCTGACGCAGGAGGGCTATAATCCTCTCAGCCTAGAGTATTGGCATGAGCTTGATCGCAGGTCAGAAACAGTCCGCCGAACCAAAGGTGGGCCACCGATGGGGTCTGGTCGCGAGAGGGCTATAGCCACAAGCAAGAACGAAGTTTATATTTCACCAGAGCGCAAGCAGGCAATGATTGACGCTGGTGTATGGGATGACCCCAAAGCTCGGCAACGCTACTTGAAGTCGTATGCCGAATGGGATCGAAACAATAACGCAACTCGCTGATAAGGAGTGAGAGATGAGTGACGAAAGACTAAAGAAAATTGCAGACCCTGCGCGTCAATCGCGAGCCTCGCAGAATCGTGAGGTTACTGAAGAACGCCAGCTATCTGACGATGATCGAGTCGAGATGTTTAGACAGCAGTTTTACCAAAGCGCATTACCCGATCTCCCGCCAATACCGGGATATCACACTTGCTGGTTGACCACAACAAACCCTCGCGACTCTGTTCAAGCTCGCATGAGACTTGGATACGAGCCGATTAAGCCGGAAGACGCTCCCGGCTACGAGTACATAACGCTTAAGACCGGCGAATACGCAGGGCTTATCGGGGTCAACGAGATGCTGGCTTTCAAACTTCCGTTGAGGCTGTATCACGCCTTCATGGAGGAAGCTCACTTCAACGCACCACTGCGTGAGGATGAGAAGCTGGTAGCCATGACCGAGGCCATGCAGGAAGAGGTTTCTCGGGCGGGTGGCAAGTTGATTGAGGGTGATGGCATGGCAGACCTGCGCAAAGTTCCTGAGCGCCCTGTCTTTACTGATTAATGATTAGGGTGCAAGGGTTTGATATGACATATTTTTAAGGAAATATTATGTCGAACACTGTTAATGCACCTTTTGGCTTGCAGCCGGTGTATCACTCTAGTGGTTATGTTCGTCCACAAGCGATGACCATGACTGACAACTATGCTAACAACATCCTCCAGTATCAACCTGTGAAGATTGCTGCTGGCGTGGTTGCTCCTGTGACTGGCACCGAGGCTTTTGTCGGTACGTTCATGGGCGTAGAGTTCACCGACTCTGATGGTCGTCGTCGCGTCTCCAACAAATGGGTTGGTGGCAATATCGGCACAAACATCGTGGCCTACATTACTCTTGACCCACTGATCGTCTATCAGATCCAGTCCACTGCGACTATCAACGTAGACGACATCGGCGAGCAGTTTGATTTTGGCACCCCTACTGCCGGTTCTTTGACCACTGGTCTTAGCGCCGCAACACTGGATGCCGCATCGTCTGCTGCAAACGCCCAAATGCGTTTGATCGGGATCACTCCCGGCCCAGACAATGCTTTCGGTGATACTTATGTGATCTGCCAAGTGGAGATCTCTGAGCATCAGAACGTAGCTAACATTGCTGCATACTAAGGAGATCGGGTCATGAATAAATTCCTGTCTACCGCAATCTCGAAGGTTAGCGGCTTTTTCAAAGAAGTAGGTCACAAACTGCATGACGCGCTCTTTGCCTCAATGGTAAAGAGTGGTCTGATCATGTGCGCTGTTCCAATGCGTTCCACCGACTTCCGTAGCATCGTCGAGCCAATCCTGAACGAAGAGTTCGATGGCATCTACGATCAACGCGCAGACGAATGGAAACAAGTCTTCACGCAGCGCAACGGTATTCCACGCAACTACCATGAAGAGCCAGTGCTGTACGGCTTTGGTGCTGCACCGGAACTGCCGGACGGTATGCCTGTGACTTACCAATCGGGCGGTGTGCTGTTCAACGCACGTTACGTCTATAAGGTCTATGGTCTGGCTTTTGCTCTGACCAAAGTCCTCGTAGAAGACGGCGACCACATCTCTATCGGTCAGACCTACGCCAAGCACTTGGCTCAGTCGCTGATTGAGACTAAGGAAACCCTGTGCGCGAACATCCTGAACCGTTCCTTCACTGGCGGCGCTTATGCTGGCGGTGACGGCGTGGCTCTGGTTGCAAACAACCACCCAATCGCTTCTGGTACGTTCTCAAACCAGTTGACCACTCCTGCGGCTCTGTCGCAGACCTCGCTTGAGCAGATCCTGATTCAGATCCGCAACGCTGTTGACAACAACGGTAAGCGTATTCGTCTGACTCCTGAGAAGCTGGTTGTCAGCCCGTCGAACGTCTTCCAAGCAGAGGTTCTGCTGAAGTCGGTTCTGCGTACTGGTAACGCCAACAACGACATCAACCCAGTCAAGTCGATGGGTATGCTCGGTGGCGGTCAAGCTAACCTGTCCCGTCTGACTTCGACTACCGCTTGGTGGATCAAGACTGACGCTAAGGTCGGTCTGC